GATTCAGACGTAACTTGTGATGAGCATGTGACAGTAGTAACAAATGAAGATTGGAAACAAGCTTATGGGGACTATGATTGGCGTAAATCGTTTTTTAAGTATAACATGCAAGATCACTGTTACAAAACGTTTTACGCCAATGCTATCACAGAGATCTTAAAGAGAAAACAAAAGCATGATTTTATTTTGCCATTCTGGGGAGCTGGTGTTCGTCCCATATGCGATGCCATAGAAGCAGTAGACAAAAGTGTCATAGTAGTAGAGCCAGGCATAGGATATGGAGGTGGTTACTGGGCCAGATGGAAAATATTTGAATCTTATGCCATATTGCATGCTTACTGGGGCATAAACAAAGTGCAATATTGCAATCCTAATTGGTATGAAACAGTGATTCCAAATTATTTTGATAAGAACGATTTTAAATATTGTGATCAGAAAAAAGACTATTTTCTATTCTTAGGCAGAGTGTTTGAAGGCAAAGGTGTGCACATTGCCGCTGAAGCAGCACGCATTGCTGGTGTCAGGTTGGTAGTGGCTGGTCAAAAAGAAGAAAGCTATAAACTACCAAATCATGTGGACTTTCTGGGATATGCAAACATTGAGAAACGCAAACTTTTGATGAAACATGCCAAAGCTAGCTTTTTGCCTTCAACATATGTTGAACCTTTTGCTGGTGTTCAAATTGAAAATATGCTGTCTGGTACACCAACCATAACAACAGACTGGGGAGCATTTGCTGAGAACAACATACATGGTGTCACTGGTTACAGATGCAGAACCATGAGTGATTTTGTTAAAGCTATTCAGAGCATAGATAAAATTAAACCAATCAATTGCAGAACATGGGGTGAAAACTTTACATTTGAAAAAATTGCTCCCATGTATGAGAAGTTTTTTGGTGAAGTGTTGAGTGTTTACCAAGGCAAGGGATGGTATGAACCTAATGATTACAACATTGATACCATCACACGCACTTTGCCGTGCAATTAAACTAACGTGTTAGTTTCAGGATCGTACGTTTTTTCTAGTAGACTTGCATCATATTCAACTTCCAATTGAATGTATTGCTTAAATTCTATTTGTGTTTTCCCATCAACAACATTAGATTTGGCTGCCTTGTAATCTGCAGGTGCGAACACACTAAACTCTTTGGGTTTAAAAGTAAATGGATCAATTAATAATATCATAAATTGCCTATCCTTTCCACATACCAGTAGGGTTGCGTACCTGAACTGGTATTTTCAAAAACAGGAAATCCTTGTACACCAAAACCACCACCAGTGGCGCCAGTGTGTGCAAATATCATTACCATGTATAAAGGCACAGAAACTACTTTAAAAATGTATTCACCTTGTTTCTGTGCAGCACCATTTGCAGTTGTACCAATCTGACCATCACCTATGGTGGTGAGTATTGTGCCACCTACACCCGCAGTAGTCATAGGGCCCGTACTAAAAAATACTCTCACAGTTAATGTGTTGTTAGCGCTAAACATGTCGTAACTAGCATATCTACCAGTAAGTTTGTATATGCCAGTTTGATTGATTACAATATTTTTATTTACAGTAGAACCAGAAATAATGGCACCGTTGGTTTGCCATTCAATAAAGTTCCATGGAACTATGTACTGTGTGCCATTGTTTGTATTGAAAAGACCTGTTGATGAATTAATTGTCATTAATATGGAAGTATAAGTAGGATTCAATCTGTCTATGTTTGTAATAACAGTTGATACAGGAAAAAATAAAGTGGAGAAATTGCTCATTATCCTACTTTCCAGCCTATGGAAGCTCCCACATATGTTAAGTCGAATGTTATGCCGCTAACATCACAGTTCATGTCTTCAGTCAATCCTTGTATCATATTGCCATTTCTATTTAATGTGAAGTTTCTTGTTCTCCACGTAGAAGATAAATCTTGAAAGATGATGGTATCACCTATTTGCGGCGTTGCTGGCAGTGTGCCTATTATGGCTATTGAAGAAGTGTCGACCAAATACGTAGCAGCAGCCGCAGCATTAAAATTACTGGTAACAACTCTTCTGGACCTGCCCCAATCTCGACTTGTGCCATGGTATCTAGCTGATAGAGCATCTAGTACATACACATCTTCTTTAATGTATATGCCGTTGAGATAAGCCAGTGTTAGTGTGTTGGGGCCAAACCCTATTTCATTATCGTTATCTGAGATAACACCTGCTGTCCCTGCACTGTTAATTACATTTGCACACAAAGTACCAAGCACAGAAAGATTGTCTTTGACATATACACCACTCAAAAAGGCTAAGGTCAATGTGTTGTCACCAAACCCAGGTTCATTGGTCCTGTCTGCGTATATGCCGCGTCTGCTCACAATCATGTTGGCAGATAATCTATCAGTTATAGTAGCAGAAAGGATTCTTACATTGTTTGTGGAGAGATAATTTGTAACTGTAGGTACAATTTCTGCAGATTCTTCCCAGGAATTGGATAATGATTTTACTGTAGTATATGTTGAGTTCCACAATGCAGAAGCAGCTGCAATCAAAGTTAAATTTACCACATTGCCAGTTCCAATGCCCCAGCTTGCACTGTAAGCAGACACAGTTGTATAAACAGAGTTCCATAGTTTACCAGATAAATTTTCCAAGTTGGAAATTCGGTTTGCCAAATTAATTGTATCAGTAGGTACCCATGATGCACTATATGCTGAAACTGTGGTATAGACTGAATTCCATAATGCAGATGTGGTAGCTACTTGTGTTAAATTAACAACACTGCTTATACCCCACCGTGCGCTGAAAGCAGATACTGTGGTGTATGTGGAGCCCCATTGATTGCTATTTCCGCCAGTAGCGCTGCTTATAACGCCCATCACGGTAATGGGATTAGGGGTTACAGTGGTTGCATAAGAAGTATAAATATATCCATTAGTAGTATTACTGAAAACAATCGCTGTTTGTACTCTGCCATCAGAAGACATGGCTATACCGTTCCAGTTTCTAATACTATCTCTGGCTCTCCATGTCACTCCATAATCATAAGAGGTATAAATCTGACCATTAGTAACAACAGCTGTTTGTACTCTGCCATCAGAAGACATGGCTATACCGTTCCAGTTTCTAATACTCTCTCTGGCCGTCCAAGTTACTCCATAATCATAAGAAGTATAGATTCGACCCAAGCTAGTCAAGCTACTAACAACAGCTGTTTGTACTCTGCCATCAGAAGACATGGCTATACCGGTCCAAATTCTACTACTATCTGTCATTCTAGCCGTCCAAGTTACTCCATAATCATAAGAAGTATAAATCTGACCATTATCAACAATCGCTGTTTGTACTCTGCCATCAGAAGACATGGCTATACCGTTCCAAGTTCTATTAATATTTCTAGGCGTCCAAGTTACTCCATAATTGTAAGAAGTATAGATTCGACCAATATAATTAACAGCTGTTTGTATTCTACCATCTGAAGACATGGCTATACCGGTCCAGTTGGGGTCGTTTAAACTAGAGAACGTTCTAGCTGTCCAGGTTACCCCATAATCGTAAGAAGTATAGATTCGACCGAGACCAGCAATAGCCGTTTGTATTCTGCCATCTGAAGACATGGCTATACCGGTCCAGCGAGTAGTATCACTATCTCTAGCCGTCCAGGTTACTCCATAATCATAAGAAGTATGAATATAATTAATAAAAAGACCAGCCGTTTGTATTCTGCCATCTGAAGACATGGCTATAGCGGTCCAATGTCTATTACTATCTGTCATTCTAGCCGTCCAATTAACGCCTTCAGTGCCAGATAATACTTGCCAACTATTCTCTCTTACTCCTACTCTTCCTAGGTAAGCGCCACCTTCATTTTGACCTATTAATAAACCTCCAGCGGAGAACTGACCTGGTGAAGAACCTGATAATGCTGATAGGCCACTTAGAGTGGAAATATCAGAATAAACTACTGCAGCCCCCCTTACATTTAATGCATTATGTACAGAGCTTAATGGAGGCGTTATTTCTAATAAGCTCTGAGTTACTACTAACCCAGGTGTTACTGGATTAATAGTAACTTCACCAGAACTTAAAATGGTTATTCGATTAGTGTTATTAGTCTCAAAACTGAGATTATATGCATCGTTTGTACCAATAGTAATATTAGACCCCTTAGCATTGCCACCGTCTACAATATAATTACCACTAAATGCTGAAACTGTGGTGTAAACAGATGTCCACAGGGCAGAAATGGATGGCAAGGTTCCCAGATTTGCAACACCACCAGTACTCCCTGTGCCCCATGAAGCGCTGTAAGCAGATACTGTGGTGTAGGTGGACTCCCACATTGATGATAGCGCATACAATGTGGATTGTGTGGAATCCCATGTTTTCCATCTGCTGCCTGCCACCAGTGACACTTGAATGTTGCTAACCATGCCAGGTTCTGCATACCATACCGGGAAGGTGCTTGAAAAAGGATTAAAAGGATTTATTTCAATTGTTACTGGAAACGTTCTGCTTTCGCTTACTGCTGTATAGAAAATTATATTTGGTAAGCCGTTAAGGAATATTTGCCAATAAGTTTTATCATCGTACCAATTTGTACAGTCTATGGTGTAACTTGCATCTTTTATGTTTGACCATCTTAAAAATCCACCTAAGGCATATGATAATTGATATATGCCATTCACACCATCAACAATATTGCCAATTGTACCAGATACGCCTTGTATGTAAACATATTCTGGTATTGTGTCACCCCATGAAGCGCTGAGTGCACTAACTGTGAGGTACACAGAATCCCACAATTTACCAGACACATCTTCCAGGTTAGATATTCTGTTGAGAATATTAACAGTGTTGCTTGGATCCCATGAAGCACTGTAAGCTGATACTGTGGTGTAAACAGAATCCCACAATTTACCAGATATGTTCTCCAAGTTGGATACACGATTGGCCAAATTAATTGTATCAGTAGGTACCCATGATGCACTGTAAGCTGATACTGTGGTATAAACAGAATCCCACAAGGCTGATGTTAAAGAGGTGGAGGTGTAATTAGAATTCCAAAAAGCAGATAATGCTTCCATGTCTTCTAATCTGCCAGTATTTTCTGCCCAAGCGCCGCTCAACGCTGATAGTGTTAAGTAGGTAGATGACCATGTACCAGAGTAACTCTGGGTTACACTGTATGCTGCATCCCAAGTACCAGACAATGCCTCAAGATCTTCTATTCTACCAAACAAGTAAGGCAACTCTGTACCCCAAGCTGCGCTCAACCCACAAACTGTATTAAAGGCAGCGTCCCAATTAGACCATCTTACGCCACCAGTTATGGATATCTGAAACTTATCAACCGACATTTGTGGTTCAGCATACCAAATTTGATTTACAAATGACTCTGTTACAGGAAATTTTCTTATTCTGCTTGAAGCAGTGTAATACGTAATTAATGGCACATCAATATAATACAATTTCCACTCGTTGGTGTCTGCATACCAATCACTACAATCCAAAGCATGGTTATTATCTAGTATGCTAATCCATCTCACATAACCATTAATGGCAAAGTTTAATTTATATATACCGTTTGCAGTAACCACATTTGCCAGGTGACCAGATACACCTTGCACATAGACAAATTCAGGTATACTGTCTCCCCAGTAAGAGCTCAGACTACTAACTGTGGCTGTGGTTGAATTCCATGTTGCACCAGAAATATTTTCCAGATTAGATATTCTGTTGATAATGTTAACTGTGTTGCTTGGATCCCATGATGCACTGTAGGCAGACACTGTGGTATACACTGAATCCCACAATTTGCCAGATATGTTTTCCAAGTTGGATATTCTGTTTGCCAAATTAATTGTATCAGTAGGTACCCATGATGCACTAAATGCTGAAACTGTGGTGTAAACAGAATCCCATAATCCAGATGCTAGCGACGCAGATGTATATACTGAATTCCATGAAGCAGATAATGCCTCTAAAGTACTTGTTCTGCCTTGAAGATTTTCTATGCTTTCATTCCATCTGCCACTGTTTGCACTAACTGTAGTATAAACAGACTCCCATAACGCTGACGAATTAAAATACGAAGTATATACACCGCTCCAATATGCAGAAAGATCAGCAGTACTATTGTACGTAGAAACCCACGTTGAAGAAATATTTTTGATTGTACTTGTTGTAGAATCCCATTCATACCATTTAAATCCTGCGACTAATGAAACTTTTATGTTGGTAACCATTCCTGTGTTTGGAGCCCAACCATTTCCAGCCACTGACTCAGTTACAGGAAATTCTCTAGGACTTGAAATATTGGTGTAGTATACTACGCTTGGTATCCCACTGTATAAAATTTGCCATTGATTTTTATCTGCATACCAATCTTGGCAATCAATGGTATAGAGCAAGTTATTAATATTGGCCCATCTCAAAAACCCGTTTGAACTGAACACAAGTTGATATATACCATCAACTGCCTCAAACCCATCCAGTACACTACCAGATACACCTTGTATGTAGACATATTCTGGTATTGTGTCACCAAAAGATGCACTGAGTGCACTAACTGTGAGGTACACAGAATCCCATAATTTACCAGATATGTTCTCCAAGTTGGATATTCTGTTGAGAATATTAACAGTGTTGCTTGGATCCCATGAAGCACTGTAAGCTGATACTGTGGTGTAAACAGAATCCCACAATTTACCAGACACATCTTCCAGGTTAGATATTCTGTTGGCCAGGTTAATTATATCTGTGGGTAGCCACGATGCACTGTAGGCAGACACTGTGGTGTAAACAGAATCCCATAAGGCTGATGTTAAAGAGGTGGAGGTGTAATTAGAATTCCAAAAAGCAGATAATGCTTCCATGTCTTCTAATCTGCCAGTATTGCTTGCCAGCTGCTCTATCCAACCAGTGCTCAAAGAGCTTATTGTAGTATAAACAGAATCCCAAAGACTGGAAGCATTAGTAGTACTAGTATATGTGCTATCCCATCTGGCAGAGATAGCCTCTATGTCTTCTAGTCTACCAGTATTATCTGCAAGATTGCCTATCCAACCTGCGCTTAACGCGCATAACGTTGTATAGACAGAATCCCACTGCTGCCATCTGTTGGCTGCAACTAATGAAACCCAACGCAATGGTTCAATGAACCCTGATCCTGGTTCTTCCTGCCATGGATTCGCAAGCGTGCTTCCGCTAATGGTTGTGCTGACAATTGGTACTTTTCTGTATGTACCAGTAGCAGTATAGTAAATTACAGCTGGGGCACCACCAGTACCAATTCTCCATGTGGTGTTGTCTGCCGACCAATCATCACATTCTATAAAGTTGGATGGAGAATTTAAATTAATCCATCTGAAATACTCCCCATTTCTAAAGCTTGATCTGTAAATACCTCTTATTTCATCTGCTGTACCTACAATTGGGTCCCCTATGATTGTATCAATATAAATATTTCCAGGAGGATAATCATCAGAGTTGGCCCAGCTGCCACTAAATGCAGATACTGTGGTATACACTGAAGACCATAATGCAGAAACAGTTGTTACTTCTGTTAAATTGACTGATCCAGTGCCTGTGCCCCATGAAGCGCTGTAAGCAGATACTGTGGTGAACACTGAATCCCACTTATATGCAGAAATTTCTTCCAATCTTGACACTCTGTTTCTAACATTGATTACGTCTCCCCATGAAGCGCTGTAAGCAGATACTGTGGTGTAAACAGAATCCCACAGGGCAGAAGTTTGAGAAGAAGAAGTATAAACACTGTTCCAACTGGCTGACAAAGCTTCCAGTGCAGATATCCTGCCTTGTGCATCACTAATGCTGCTATTCCACCCTGCACTGTTGGCACTAACTGTGGTGTAAACAGAATCCCACAATTTACCGGATATGTTCTCTAAATTAGAAACTCTATTTTGTATATTAATTAAATTAGAAGGTGTCCATAGTGCACTATATGCTGAAACTGTAGTATAAACAGAGTCCATTTTTCCCATCTTGCGCCAGCTTTTGTAGATACCTGCACACCTGGGTCCATATTAGTTTCTGGTTGCCAAAGGTTAAAAGCAGGAGTTTGTGTTTCTGGAAATGTGTAAGGTCCAGTAAGAGTTGTATAGTACACCACAGAACCAGTTAAATAGGCAATGACCCAAGAATTATTTTGATATTCCCAGTTAGTGCATTCTATTACATGGTTAGAATCTTTTATGTCTTCCCACCGCACAAAACCATTTATATAAAATTTTAATTTGTATATGCCATTAATTTTATCTGCGTCTGTTAAAGTACCTTTAGCTTCGGTAATATAAACATATTCAGGTAATTGCTGGGTCCATCCAGCGCTCAATCCTGACACAGTAAGATATGTAGAGTCCCAAAAACCAGTTATGGGGGCCAGGTCAGTAACATTGGCTGTACCGCCTGTGGCGCCTGTTACTCCAGTAGGCCCTGTTAAGCCACTTGATCCTGTTGGTCCAGTATTACCTGTAGCCCCTGTGGCCCCAGTAGCACCTGTAGGGCCTGTTATTCCTGTAGGGCCACCAGCGCCCCATCCTGCACTGAATGCGCGCACAGTAGAATACGTTGTATCCCAGTTCAATGTACCAGTAGGTCCAACATATCTGTAACCGCATATGTAAATTACTCTGTCGGGAGAAGTAAGTGGAGGTACATTTAATCCTATGAAGTTTAACACACCACTTTGATAATCAAAAAACCACTCAAAAGCACCGTCGCCAAATATTTGTGTAACACCTGCTGGTAAAGGGGTTGTTTGAATATTGCCTGTGAAGTTTAGCGGGGCAGTATATACTTTGATAATGTAACTAGAACCAAATTGTGGATCTATCCAATTTCTAAGTGTGTTATTTCTAGTGGTACCAGTGAGCCATGTGTAATTGCCTGGAATAGCAGAGTCAACTGTACACCTAACAAATGATGATTCAATATAGGCAGATACTACCCCAACAGACGTGGTTGGAGGCACAGGTGGTATTGCGCTGGCAGCTTGCCATATGGTATCTCCTCTTATGAGAGCAGGGCTAGGAATACTTTCATTAAAGGCCTGTACTGTGTCTTCACCAGTTTTAGTAACACTGTACCCTACTTTCTTCCACAAGTAATCGACTTTTTGCTGTTGTGAGGCCATATAATAATTATGTTATTGCCGTTATGGTTAAAGAATTTACATAGTCTGTAGGCGCCAGTGCTATGCTAATTAATAGTTGTTTAGTTGTGCTGAAAGACAAATTTATGTTTCCAAGTGTTAAAGTGTACGGGATGTTTGCCACCAACACAGATCCCAAGGGTATGACACCGTTTGTACCAGTTGCACATCCGTTTGTACCTCCTGGACCGCTGTTTACACCAGGAGTACCAGAGCCTTGATAGTTAAGATTACCATCCAACCAACCGTTTAGTGTGCTGGTGGTGTCAATTGCTGTGCCTGGGGCTGCAATCCAGAATCCAGAAATTTTACCAGCAATAGCAAATGTAAAGTTTTGACCAGTGCTTCTCTTGAAAGCAGCACGAAAATATTGAGTACCACTTCTGCCTGTGGCCAAGTCATAGCCAACTGGCAAATAACCTGTTGCAAGATTCACCGCAAAATGTCTTAGTTGCTGAGTTGTAGCACTAGTGTTGTATCTTACCACTGCTTCATCTGTGCCAGCTATGTTGACTGCAGCTGTGCCTGTGAATGGTGTGTTGGCGTAGTAATCTGTAGCAGAGACATATGCAGGTGTACCGCCAGATGCACCAGTTATGCGTATTCTTTTGGCTGCTCCAAATGTTCCACCAGGAATGGAAGTTATGTTATCTTCCACAAATCCACCTAAAGTACCGTTGAGTACTTGAATAATTTTATCATTAATAGTAGAAAAAGCACCTATGCCATTCATGTTTGTACCGCGATACCGTATTCTTCCTGCTGCATTAACATTGCTGCTAGGAAGAGAAATTAGTAAATCACCAAATGTGTAAGGAGTGGCAATAGTCTTACCTGTGTTGGCATTAGGAACGTTGCCTGGTCCCAAGTAAGAACTAGCTATATTATTGACCTGAACATAACTAAGATTGCTACTGGTAATTACAGATCCTGAGCCTTCAAGAGCTGTTTCTGCAGCAATATTTACTGGTGCACCAGTTGCTGTTGAATAGACTTGACCAAGCCAATTATACATCTTCACCCCAGATACTCTTACAATACCACCTGTGTTGTAGTATGGAATCCCTGAGACATATCTGTATGTACCAGCAGCCTGCTCAGTTATAGTAGTTGTAGAAGTATCCACTGTAGGGCTAGAAGTTACATCATCTCTTGTGAGTATGTAACGGGTGCTGCTTACTATTGCAGGGTCAGGGGACAACTGATATCTAAATTGAAGTGAATTTGTACCTACTGCAAGCCCTCCAGTTACATCCACGGAGAGTGCTGCTCTGAATCCTCTGTACAAGCCTGGATAATAAATAGAATTGGCAAATGTGGTGGCGGCACCAGTAGAATCAAACAAGTTAAAATCAGAATCATTAGAAATAGTCAATATAGGGTTTGGAGAAGTACCGTATGTGCCATTATTACCACCAGCACCATTCATGGTTCTGGTGGTAGGGCTAACAGCATCATTGAGTAAAATGGAAACCACTCCATTGTTTGCATAATGGGCAAGAGAACCTGTATCAGTAGTAATGAATGTACCAGTGGTAACTCTGTTTGTTGCAGTACCTGCTGCAGGCGGCGAGGCAATACTATTTGTCTGGTAGCCAGTACAAAGATTGCCTGCTGCCACAGTGCTAGAGTTAGTAAACGTTTTAAAGCTCAAATTTTGAGGTATGGCAATAGCAGAGTCATATACTTTGAGATTGGATGCAGCACCATTCACAGGAAATATGGCCGGGTTGGCTGTAGTGTAACTGTTAACAGCCAGATTGACTGGTACTGTGCCAGCACCGCTAGTAATTGAGTAAGATCTTGATGCGCGTGGCCCACCTACGCCACCTGCAGCTGCATTATTAGCTACAGCAGTTGGTATGCCTTCTCCCCAAGAAATGGTATATGTGGCAGCTGCTGGGGTAGTATTCAAAGAGGTATTCTCTAAATACAAAGTATCTAGCGAGGTTCTCACATACAAATTGTTACCAGTTAATACTGTACCGCCTGGTCCTGCCTCGTTTCTATACAAATTGTATTGTGATACAGGGTTAGCTGTATACACCACAATAAAGCCAGTACGTACTGTATTAGAAAAACTACCTGCGCCACATCCATTGTTGTTGTAAGCACTCAATGCAATAGTAAACGGCGAGCCCACATTACTGTTGTATTGTTTTTGTGGGCTAGAGATAGCATATCCTTGTGTTGGGGTGCCATCACCCCAATTCACTTCATAATAATTAGCATTACCTGTAACAGTTATGTTTAATGTTACTATCATGCCAGCACCACCTGTGGTGGGTGCACCATCAAAAAATACACTCTTTATAAAGGTATTATTTCTTACATTTTCAACTACTTCATTTAAATCATCTATGGCATCAGTAATGGTCCTTGAAGCACTCCATCTTTGATATGCACCGCACTGGGTAAATGAACCATCTTCAGGTGTGCCTAGTTTTATTTGACTGCCTGATACATTATCAATTACACTTGATATGACTGCAACAATACTAGAACCTGCTCCCCATGATGCACTATATGCTGAAACTGTGGTATAAACTGAATCCCAGAGTCGTGCTGATATAACTTCCAGATTGGATACACGGTTTCCAACATTAACCACATCACTCCACGTGCCACTAAAGGCTGAGACAGTAGTGTAGGTTGAGTGCCATTCAAGACTTGTACCATGATCTTTAGTTTTTACGTTACCATACACATCCAAGGTGGCTTGTGGGTTGTTATTTTTAATACCAACATTGCCACCATCCGCAATAAAGAATACACTCGAACCATCATCTCTAAAGTCTACTATTGAGTTGGCGCCAGTCTGGTTAACTACCAATCCAGTTCCTGAGCCTGCATTTATAACAGACAATGCGCTTGTTACTGATACTATTGTATCTAATGCGATGAAATCACCTAAAGCAGTTAAATTACCAATTACGGTAAGGTCACCTTGTATAAGAGAATCACCTTTAAAGTTTGAGTCACCAAAGACAGTTAATTTTGTGCCGTAAACATTTTGAGTACCTATTGAGACAGACCCTGATACACTCGATCGTAGAGTCTTAAATGGTATCATATTTTATTTATCCACAGAAAATCGGAAATAAAATATTAATCTGTTATTGCATCGCCTACAGATATTATAGTATATGTATCAGTACCGTTTAACGTAAATTCCAACTGCACAGTCAACCCAGAATAATCTACTTCAACATTTCTAAGCAAATTGGCTTGATCTACTATACCGTAAACTGTTCCTTCCCAAGTACTAACATTTTTGGTTGTTAATACTTCCAGTGCAACCCTTTCGTTTGTTGTGGTGTTCTTAATCTGTACCAAATATTTTATGCTATTAAATCTGTTCTTATCAAAAGTGTCAAGTTCGACAAAGTCACCTGTGCTTGTTATGTTGTGTATGCCACGAACTACTGACTTAGCAGTATTGCCTGAAACTTCTAATGCAGAAAGTCGTGCATATGTGTTGGTATACACAAAATCTCTAGCACTAAATGATGAAACTGATGTGTAGGTTGAATCCCACAAACCAGATGAAAGTCTTACTGAGGTATATGTACTGTCCCACCTACCTGAGTTTGCTACTATGTCAGTTAAACTGTCGTGAGTAAATTCATCCCAGTAAGCGCTAAGTGCACTAACAGTAATGTAAACAGAATTCCATAACCCAGAAGAAGTTTCTAGTGTTGTGACTCTTCCTTGCAAATCCCCTATGCTACTATTCCACCCTGCACTGTTGGCACTAACTGTAGTATATACTGAATTCCACAGAGCAGAAGTTTGTGAAGACGATGTGTATACACTGTTCCAAGATGCAGAGGCAGCTTCCAGTGCAGATACTCTACCTTGAACATCGCCAATGCTACTATTCCACCCTGCACTGTTAGCACTAACTGTAGTATATACTGAATCCCACAGGGCAGAAGTTTGAGAAGAAGAAGTATAAACACTGTTCCAACTGGCTGACAAAGCTTCCAGTGCAGATATCCTGCCTTGTGCATCACTAATGCTGCTATTCCACCCTGCACTGTTGGCACTAACTGTGGTGTAAACAGAATCCCACAGGGCAGAGGTTTGAGAAGACGTTGTGTAAACGCTGTACCACTGTTTAGAACCGCCATGTAAAGCTGTGGATATTTGAGATGTAAATATGATATCGCTTGCAGAGATAGCCCCATTTACTGTTAAACCTTCCACTGTAGGTTCACTTGTATTAATACCTACTCTACCACGGCCATCTGCTTCAGAATTGCCAACATGCAAAACTTCTATACCGTCACCATCTATAAAGCTAGCAACATCGTATGCAGCATTTAAATTCTTTACATACAGCGCAACTGATGGACCTGTATTGATTACACTGAGTGCACTAGTTGAAGTTACTGTTGTATTGGCAAAAGTTGCAGACCCTGAAACAAATAAATTGCCATTAACATTAATATCATTAACAGTTGTCTGACCATTTAAAACACTTATGGAACCAGGTATTACCAGAGTGCTTGGCAGAGCAATATTAATTGTACCGGCTGTATTTGTTGTGGTAATTTGATTGCCAGTGCCTTGTATTGTTACAAGGCCGCCAAGTGCCACAGCAGTACTATCATCATCTGCAGCAAAAGTTATGGTAGAGTTGGCCAACTTGTTATTAGTGATACCACCTGCTAAATCATTATTGCTTATACCACCAGTCTTTACAGACACTGCACCATCTGTTACAATAAAATTATTTGTATTGAACGATGCAACACCACGCTCAGTAGTGGTAGCGGCAATACCAGAAATTGTAACGGTTTCTGTACCAGGCGTTGCTCTTACATCAATGCCATTGATACCTTCAAGTCGTAACGCATCATCACCTGATACTCTAAATGTCGAGTTATATGTTGAGAGTATGAAGTTAGTAGTAAAAAGTAAGCTTAAGTCTTTGCCACCAGAAAGTATTCTGCCTAAGACATTTAGATCATTCTTAATTTTAAATTCACGATTTAGAGGCATACCAATTATTTATGGCACGCGCAACAACAAACGTTAAATTTTGTAGAAGTTTGTTCTAAGACCTTTTATTATATATTTGTCTGATGGGCTAGTAGAAGTTCTTACAAATGTTGCACTTAGATAGAGCTTGCCACCTTGAATATAAGTGGAATAATTGTCAATAAGCTGAGAAGTATACAGTTGTCCATATTCTACTGCCTCAGACTGCATTGTACCCACAGCTCCCACAGTATTAATTTCAGAATAATAGATTTCATTGTCATAACTTGTTTGTATTTGCAAGGTATATTTTGCACTTCTAAAATCAGTTAAATTAAAAAGATCTATAATAACACCAGCATTGTCAAGAGTTTGTTCTACGTAAATAGGCTTCATGGGATTGGCATTTAACTCTAAATAATGAGCAGCATTGTTTTGATCGGTGCCTGCCAACACATAAACCCTTTTGTTTACTAAAGTGACTGTATAACCAGTGTAAACATTAGCATGTGGGTTTGCTACAAAATCATAAATTGTTTCGTACAAGCTATTAACGTTTTGAAACACATTCAAATCAATTTGACCGGAGAGATAATTTATGATGGATGTGGTTGAAGCAAGTTGTTCATAAGCTTGTTGCCACCCGCCGCTAAAGTTTTGTACTGTTGTAAAGGTAGTCTGCACCAACGGGCTTGAAGCCAAGGCAAATACATCTAATAAATCCACGCCTGCTGATAGATATTTGCCACCAAATGTTACATCTATGTTACCACCAGATATAAAGCTATTACCTTTGGTTATCTGCTCTTCAGGAAATATAATTGTATTGTCTTGTGATTGTATTTTTGCATCACCTATATAGATAGTATTGCCAGCTAGATATAAATCTTTCCATTTAAGTGCCGATGTACCAAGATTATAAGTTTCTGTTACACAAGGCAGTATATCGCCGCATACTTTTATATCGTTTATTGTAAGAGGGCCAGTGACTGTAAGAGGCCCGTCAATAATGCCACCTTTTGCATACTGTACAGCAACAGTTCCACCGCCGCCACCTAAGTCTAATATCCTGCGCGCCCAATATCGAGCAGTGTCTGTGATGTACTGTTCTTGCTCAGGTGTAAATTTTCCTTTAATTGCAAAGTTTGATTTTTCCTTTAAAACAGCTTCTATTTTTTCATTGACATCTTTAACTTTATCCAGAATGTCTGAGCCTTTTTCTGATAATAATTCATCTATTTTAATTTGAGATAATATTTCAAAATTGCCGAGTAGTTTTTCTCTGTATTTTTCTAATTCTATTAAATTTTTATCTTGCAGATTTTTTTCTAGTTGTTTTGCCTTTTCTTCCAATACATCTCTTACTTTGCATTCTTTTGAAGCAAATTTCTTTTCTATTTGAGAGAACAATTCTTGCTTGTTTTTGAGTATGTCTATATCTATTTTTTTCAGGAGCATACCTAGCCGGGCTTGATGAGTGGTATGAATTTCTTGCATTTTTTTGTGCTCACTATCTTCAAAAGACATACTATATTCAGTAAAAGTATTTGAAATCTTCTCTTCTAAGTCTTTTTGAACATCTTGTAAGCTTTTATCTAATCTAATATCTAATGCATTGCTTTGTTTTTGCGTTGCGTTGAAGTATTCTTCTAGTAAATCTTGTTTATATTGCTCTAATTTTTTCTCAATAATACTACTATTTTCTAAAATAATACGCTGTTTTTTAATTTTTTCTCGCTCCTCATCCAGCTGTTTTTCCTTGGCTAGTGCTTTTTGTATTGCTTCTTCATATTGTCTTTTCTTCTCTAAAATTTCAACATGGCTTGTATCTATCGGTGTTTCAGGTGTACTAGGTTCATTTATATCTGAAGACTCCTCAACAGTTTCTACTTCTGGTATTGGTACAATCTCTTTTCTACCAATAGTTGCCAGATTGATAGTTGAGAAAGGTGTTTCAATAGTATCTGCAACAACTACTTTAAACTTGACGTTTCTGTAACATTCACCATTTTCGAAAACAACATCTGTGACTGCATACTTATCCCCGCCGCGAGATGTGTATTCTAGTATTACTTCTTTAGTTTTTGTGCTGAACAACCCTATATTAAAAAGATAATCTGTAAATGACTTGCAATAAAGAGTATTCTCTGAGCTATTATCTACAAGCAATACTACTGGTATTTTGCCAAAAAATGCCCCGCGTAAATCTAGATCTGATGGGTACTGAGACCGTAGAGCCTCGAGTGTTATTTCCTCATGCTCTTTGACAGTATCCTTTACAGGCTCTGGTGGCAATTGCTCTTGCAGTGGGGGTGGCTGCCGAGACTCTTCTGCTTGTTCTTGTACTATTTCGCTTGCATCTTGTTGCTGTGGGTCAAAAAGATTATTAAAATTAATTGTAGAGTATGGCAGGTCGACATTTTTACTTTCAACTATTTTGAACTTTACATTTTCAAAAAATATACCGTTCTCTAGTGCTAATTTTACAAAAGCATATTTCTCTTGTCCTGAGGCAACGTATTCCAATATTACTGGCTTTGTTTTAGTGTTGAACTCACCTACATTGAAAAAATGCTCTTTAAAGCTATTGCAATATATGGTGCTTTCTCCCTCACTAATTTCAGACAACACGATAGACACATTATCGTTAAGTAAGACACTGTGCAGTTTCACGTGTTATTTAATAAAAATCAATAAAGTATCAATATAAATAACAATATGCACGATGTAGTTAGAGACTTGTTGCAAATGCAAAATCAATTGAGAATTTTTCATTGGCAAACAAAAAGTTATTCAGCTCATAAAGCTTTGGGGCGTGCTTACGAAACCCTTGATGGTCTTATTGATACATTTGTTGAGACTGCACTAGGCCGCAAAGAAGCATGTTTTTCTGATGGCAACATTACTGTGCAGCTATTTGATAATAAGCAGCTGGACGCATGCACGGCAATTGAAACATACAAAGGATTTCTATCAGAATTATCCTGTAAATTAAGCCCCCAATTAGATACTGATCTTTTAAATATTAGAGATGAGATGTTGGGTGTGTTAAACCAAACATGCTATCTGCTCAAGCTGCAATAATTATTGTCTTACTGTTTTAGTAAAATATTTGTACTCGTCTATTAATGCTCTGTCAAGCAGTTCATACTTGCTGGCTCTGGTAGGGTTAATATCAATGCCTCCACGACGCACATACAAGCAGCTCACTATTAATTCTTCAGGATGAAATTTATTTTGTAACCTCTTATAGATGGTCTCACATATTTCTTCATGAAAATGACATTCATCGCGAAAAGATACAATGTATTTGAGTAATGAAGTTGGTGTTATGGCCCATTTACCCTTGTAGTGTATGTATACATCTCCCCAGTCTGGCTGACTAGTTACACGGCAATTAGACTTTAATAATGCAGAGTGGAATCGCTGAGTTGTTGAAACGGTACTCTCAACTCCAGAAAGCAACTCAGGTGTCTCAGAATAATCTGTGGCTTGAATCATAGTAACATCAATAGTATTTTCTAGTGTAGGATAATTTTTGTTTGAAAAGACTGGTGGATAAAACAAATCATCGCTAACAGCCGTTGTTGATCGTACATATACCTTCACATCGGTTTCTAATAATTTAGAAAGATCCCTGGCAATAGTATTTTGCAATTCCATTAGCACCGCAATAGCATTACCCTTAATAACCTCCATGTTAAACGAATTCATATATAATTTAATGGATTTGGATTCTACAATGTATCTGCTTGAACACGGGTAAACAATCTTTGCAATTGCTGCAATGGGCATACCATCATTTGTTAAACATGATACTTCATATGCATTCCAAATATCATAGCCTGTAAATGGTAGCTTATCGTCTGCTATACCCAGGTGCTTTCTGTTATTTTGCCTTGGTTCGCGGACAAGCAACGATGGGTCATAAGTGGATTTATAACCGGTAACTTTGCCTAAGTGGACAGAAATATTACTATTGTCTAGTGTGGTGTTCATTAAGTACTATTTTAATCTGTTCCATGCGTTCTTCAACTGTTCCTTTTAAAATATGTACCCTTTCTTTCCATTGAAATTGGTTTATATAATAATTTTCATACTTGTCTATGATAGCATTTCTAAATTCGTTATTAGTGCTTCTCTCTCCATCATCTTCCAATTTTATTTCATGAGGATCAGGATAAAAAATAATATCATATTTGATATGGAATCTATTCCAATAACTTAAAGCCTGCGACCATACCTGTTGACTAACTAATTTTTTCTCATAAAAAAATTCTGTAAATACTAAACCATCAAGCAAGCACCTATCATGAACACTACCTCTGTATCCTGACCATAATTCATAGTTATATTTAAATAAATTCTCTAGTTCTTTGTTTATGATTAACAATTGTGTTACATCATTTGCACCTTCTTCGTTAATAGGTACATTAAACTCTCTTTTAACTAGTCTTGTAACCTCATCAATATAAAAAAATTGATCCATGATACCACTTGTTTGCTTCATTTGCTTAAGCAAAGTAGTTTTACCAGAGCACTGCGGACCAGTAAAAGTAACGTTCACAATTTTATTATAGATGAACTATTTAAGTATGCCAACCAATTCTTTAATTTTTCTAACAATAATTTGCCACCAGTTTTCATCGATAAACTCTAGCTCGTCTACGGGATAGCCTTTTAAAGGGTGATTATCGTCGTCAACCCAGGTGTGCCTGATGTGGGGTTGTTTCATTTACACCATTTTTTTCTCTTTACAATTTCTGCAATAATGCAGTAAACTGCTGTGTCGCTAAAAGCGTCAAAGATGGGTTCGTTGGCCGTTTCAAATGTTTTCTTTCTCAATACCAAATTAATAAGCCGTTGTATCTTGTCATTAAGTCTGACAACTATTGCAGATATGGATGCTTGTATATCTTCTTTTTTATGCAAATCAGATCCCAGACTAATATTATGTGGCCCATAATCAAACTGCTTTTTGCAGAAAACTTCATATTGCTCACGCTGTATTTTCTTAAACTCCTCACATGTTTCAGGGTAAGTACCTTCAACCGTCTTAATTACATCATCTGGATTCACTTTTCGAGTATTTTATCCTCTGTTATAAACTTTTTCCAGAGTAAAAATGCAAGATCGTGTAATTTTTTATAGATATCAGGCAGTGGCAGCCCTTCGATTAAAATTTGACCAGACTTAACAATTGGACCTTCATCAACTTCAGGTACAACTTTATGAATAACACACCCAGCAGTAGAATATCCTTGTATGTATGCTCTTTCCTGGGGGTTAAACCCTTTAAGCTCAGGATATTTTGTAATTAAACCTGGGTGTAAGTTATAAATTTCATATTTCTCGCATATTTTTTTTGGAACTATCCTTAAAAAACCGTGTAATGTTATGATAGGGTTATCAAAATTCTTAAGAATGCCGTTATAGTCTCTTAGAGAAGGATTTTTAGGTATAAACTCCCATAAATTTTTTAAATTTAGTTTATGTTCCCTAAACTTTACGGTGTCAATAAGGTTTTTATTAATTTTTTCTGTTTGCTGCTGGTTTGTAACAATACAGTCCGGAAAAATACTTAAACTATTTATTAAATTATAAATTTCTGTCCCAGTTTGGGAAAAAAATGCCACCCAAGGTCTACGGTTGGTTGTCATAAATGTGTTTTCTGTGCCAGTCATAAAATGTGGGGCTTAAAAGAGCGGATTGTTCGCTTTTCTCCCTAATATATTTAAACGTCATTTCCGCTAAATTCAACTTGTTTTTATCTATTGTGTATTCTGGCGGCCAGTTTATGTTTTGATTGAAATGGGCCGCCAAATTAATCCACATGAAGTCAGGAAATATACTATACCCGTTAATATTATTTTCTATATTATTGTACTCGCTGTAATATTGGGTTTTAATTTTTTCTGCAAGGTTTAAGCTCTTACCTGCTTCGTGTTGCTCTCGCCAGAAAGGGGTGTCGACGCGAGAAGTAAATTTATATGTAGCAGCCAAGAAATCATATATGCTTGCATATAGTATATCGGTGGATTGATTATAGTCGTCCATTAACTCAGCCATGTTTGTACCTTTGTTATTTTTTTGAAGAAGTAGAGCTATTTTTTTTGCTGAAGACACCGAGAGGTATAGTGCATTAGATAATAATGGCTCAAAAAACCCAGTGGCTATGCCTGCAGATATTAAGTTATTGACTGCAGCTTTTTTATACCTTCCTGGTTGCCATGAAATTAATCTAGGCTGTTGCACCCAAGTTGAGGAGGGTATTTGTTGTTCTAGCTCTTTGTATGCATCTTCATCACTTATATGCTTGGGGCTAAAAACATAACCATTTCCTATTCTGCTGTAAAGCGCAATTTCAAATCTCCAACCAGCATTCATGGCAATAGACCTGGTGTACGCGGTCATTTGGATTTCTTTGTTCACATAATTACTATTAACAAGCCAGGCTTTGCTTACAGGTATAAGGGGGTAGTCTTGCCATTCATTCACCATTTTGCTAAAAAGTACGCGTGAAAACCCGCTTGCATCTACGTATAGATCAGCTGTATGTGTTGTTGTACCGTCAGATATACCTTTGCAAATATTATTCTCAATAATTGGTGTCACATTACATTCATGCTCAACAATATGTATGTCTTTTGCTGTTTGCTTTAAAACATCAGTTATTTTGTTTGCGTCTGTATGATATGCCCAACTCCAACAGCTATTGGCTAAGTAATGATCGTTATAAAACGGGCATTTGTTTTGCTCCAAGAATCCAAAATGTTCATTTATGTAGGGGTTAACATCATTAAACTTTAAACAATTTTGATTATACAAGGCTATAAAATAATCAGTAAAACGGTCTCTATTATTCACAACACTTCTAAAGCTGTTATTGTTGTATTGATGAAAAAACCCGTTTAACAAATCTTTTCCTTGTAAATTATATGAGAACCCAAAATATGTATACTCGCCTTTATTGTGTACAAAATTTTCTAATTTATTTGCAAATTTAAAAACTGTGTCGGTTTTTCGCATGAACTCTGTTTGATTATAGCCTAGGAACGCTGTGTAAAAAGTTGCAACTTGTGGTACTGTGCTCTCACCTACGCCCAGGGTGGGTACTTCTTTTGAATAAAATAAGTGTACGTCTATATCAGGGTTTATCCTTTTTATTGCTACTGCAACAGAATATCCTGCATTACCGCCACCAACAACTATTACTTTTTTTACCATTAGCGGCGTAAAATCTTTTTAAACATACTCACATTATAATTAAGAATACTCAATTGTTCAGGTGTGAGCTCATGAGTAATTAAATCAGCTAATTTAGTTGTGGGTTTAGTTTGTAGCCCATAATCTGCATCATACTTTAATCCATGAATAGCGGCAACAACTGGATTGCTAGTATCACAAGACACAATATTGTGAATGTTTCTATCGACATAATATCTAAACTCTTTTGCTAATGAGCAGCCCAGTAAATGATGAGGTTTGTCCCACCTCCATATGCCATTATTTATTAGGTCCTGAATAAAACGCTGACGACCTGAGCACCAACGCTCCAGATGGTGCCAGCCTTGGCCAGTAGTTTGATAGTAGCTAAAGTCAAAACTAATGGCAATCATGTCAGCATGATCTACCATAAATTTGTAGCATTCTGTTAGTTCTTGCCAGTTTTTACCTTGTACAGCACCAATAGCCTTGGTTAAAAATGTATCTTTTAAATCGTTCTTTTTGTGTTCAAATTGTTTGAAGCTTTCAATAGTTCCATGGCCATCTTCTAAAACATCAGGCACAATAAACATGTTAGGCTGCAAATCCAAAGCAGCTGCATAGAATTTGTCTGAATCAAAAGCTTTGCCTAGTTCAAATATGCTGTTGTCGAGAAGTACTTCTCTATCATATACGGATCTGGCAGATTTAAAGAATTGATAGTATGCTGGATATTGTTCAAACAAATGTACTAATGCATAATCAAAATCATTGTATGTCTGTGAATAATCTATGATTGATATGGGAGATTCATGAGACACTTTCATTAATTCTATTATAATACCTAGTTCGAGAAATCAAAGAGATTGTTAAATAATATAGTGAATTATAATGCCGCAGATTTAACAACTGTAGCTCAAGAGCTTCAAAATAAGCTTAGTGGCATAACGCAAGCAGAATTGCAACAAATGACAAGCGTGCCATCATTTGACCAATTTGGACAACAGGCATCGGCATTGTTACCTAACAATTTTATTAATGCTGCCAGCAACGGTGCACAGCAACTGCTATCTCCATCTAATTTTACTAACAAAATGACTCAAGGATTAAATCAAATTGCACCTCAAGTACAGCAGCAAGCAACAGGTCTTATTAATGCAGTTGCTGGTAAAACCATAGGCAATATAGGTAGTTTTGATGCTACGGGGGCATTAGATCAATTAGATTCTTTATTATCTCAGATGAGTAATAAATTCTCTATCAAATCCGCAGATCAAATGGTAGGTGCTCTTACGAATGCAGCACAAGGTAGTCAGATAGGCAATATACAATCAGCAATGCAGAATGCTTTCTCATCAGTATCCCAGTTAACACCAAAAGGAATTAGGGATTTGGCTAACCCTTCTAATTTAACAAACAAAATTAATGAAACTGTGGCCAGTGCAAAAAACAATATATCTAATGTGGCACAGCAAATGGCTTTTGACCAGGTTAACAACCCCGGGTTTTCTAATTCCGGTCAATTGCCTTTCCAGCAATTAAGTTCCCCGGCGTTTAGCGGGGGAAACGAAAATGGGTATAAGTTAGCGGTAAGACTGACCGTATATTGGTCAAAAGGATCTGGGACAGATTATTATACAGCACAAAAACTAAGCTCTACTGGAAGAATACTAGCGGAGGGTATCAGTGCTGCTGTAGATCCAGTGATTATTCCTTATCTCAGTAGAATAGATATACCATATGCTGGTACAAGGCTTGCTGTAGATACTGGAGGAGCAGTAAAGGCGCGCCGTGCTAGTGGTGGTCGTTTGCCTATAGTAGATATATATTTCGAAAAAAAAGAAACAGCCTTGGCATTTACCAAGTCTATACCCACACAAGAAGTGGTAGTAACAGTTTATCCTCCAAAGAGTCAATATAAATACGCGAGATATTCTCCACCAACTTATGGCGCAGCCTGATAATAAACTCTACGGCAACTACTTAGGTATCTGTGTAGCTAATAACGATCCTCTTAAAAAAGGCAGAGTCAAAGTTTTTGTACCCCACTTGGCACCTACTGTATATAATAACTGGACTGAATCATCCAAAGATAAAAAGTTTAAATTTTTAGGATCCAATGTAGAGAGCCCGTTAACAGATATTGTTGAAGAAGTGAAAGACATATTACCATGGGCGGAGTGTGCTTCACCTCTTGCAGGGGAAGTTTCCGCTGGTCGTTACAATAGTTATAATCAAAGTGCAACAATAAGCGACAGTAATGAACTCAAATCTTCAACACCAATAAAAGATTTTCAACCCACCAAGTATAGTCAAAATAAAGATGGTACTGGAGAAAAACCTGCCAATATTTTGGAAAAATCAGATTTTGCTTTAAAAGACGCATTTGTCTCTCCTGGATCTTCTGGTACAAACAAGAGTAATATATATGGCCAGAGTTACAAGCCTGCATCTTACAGCAACAAAGCAAAAGGTTCGTTTTCTGTACCTCCGGTAGGTTCCCATCTTTGGGTATTTTTTATGGATGGTAATCCAATGTATCCTGTTTATTTTGCTTCTAGTCATGATGCTGCTGCATGGCAAGGGGTATATGAAACATCTGATTATCCAGATTCATATGAAAACAAAAGTAAATCTCAAGGTGACACTGATCATAATGTAGAAACTTATAGAAACAAATATCTTGTAAATCAAAAAGGTGGTACTTTAGAGTTTACTAATACAGACAATAAAGAAGCATTAAAATTAACACATTACAGTGGAAGTTCTATACAATTAACTAATCAAGCATCAATTTATCTCGCCACAGCTAATGAGCAGCATTTAATTCTGGGGGACAAATTCGAAACAGTAAGAGGCGCGGATAATTTTTATGTTGACGGTGATAGAGATAGTATTATTCGTGGAGACTATTACAGAAAAGTCGGTAGTCTCGACGCCGGGGCAATACAAGAATGGAAAGATGCAGCGCAGAGTATTGCAGACGTCAAACAAAGATTTGAAACTCAAAGAACAGATAGCAAAGGGTTTTTTAATAGCGCTCAGCAATCCAAAAAAGGATCTCAAGGCGTATGTCCGGTTTGTAGAGGTAATAAGAAAATATCTACTTTAAAAAACGATCCATTTAAAAAAGTAGAAATGTCAAATGTTTACATAGGGAATTATTTTGCCGGTGCTAGTCCTAATACTGGTTTCTTTGAAACGGTTAATGTAGATATCCCATTAGGTCAGCGACCCCCAGGGGGCAGGCCCCGTCCTTATCTATCCAGAAAAGGATACGGGCTAACATCACAAGTCTCCAATTATAGCTTTGTGCAACCAAAGGGGGCTTTTCCACCTGGTAAGCCTCGAGAATTACAATTTCCGCAAACTAAGAAATGCCCAGCATGCAACGGCACTGGCAAAAGTTCTAGCAGCATGGGTGGTAACTGGGGACCAGATCCAATAAAACAACAACTTGGTTCTCTTATTGCTAATAAAGCCACGTTACTAGCCAAAAGTGAAGCTGGTCTTGGGTTAGGCGGCCATGAGATAATTGATGTTACTAAACATAAAATTGAAACTATTGGCTTAGTTATGAACGATTTTGGTAGCATACGTGTAGACCCTACAGGTAAAATGTATAATGCACAAGTACTGGTAGATGAAACAGGAGTGTATGAAAATCAACAACCTTCTCCTTTGGTGGAGTATGTTCATGTGGATGATTTGCCTGGTGGTAATTATACCTTAAATGCCTGTAATAGATACACCTTGCAAGTGGGGTCAGGTGGTATTAGTATGAAAACATTTGGCCCTGTGCAGATTGGTGGTACAATAGTTAATGTCGCGGGTGAGCAATTAAATTTAGGAAGTACAAACGAAGTTAATATTGATGCTGGTAAAAGATTTACACTCACTGCAGATGTAATTTACCTAAAACAGCGTCAAATGGCACAAGTTATGATAGACAGCAGCTTGGGAGTCTCTCGTAATCTAATTGTCGCGGGCGGAGCGCATATTGAAGGAGAATTATCCATTAATCATATTACTGCACCTGTTGAAATACAAGAAACCGAACTTACTAAAGTATATGGAATTGCTAACGATGAAACATCCATGGTGATCGGTTTCAGAGGAAATGGTGAAGCAATATATAGCTGTTTACCAGATAAAAATTTATATGCGAGTGATAATTGCTTCTACATCTATCCGCATAGCCACCATTTCAGAAATCTGCCGTTGACTCTTGTTAAGGATAACACTGATTTACGCAATTCCGCTAAAAAGAATAATGATGCAGGTCGAAATATTGCTAGCTCCCAAAATAACAGCAAAAAAGGACCTTAATTCTTACTCTTTTTATCCCAACCTGCTTTATATTTGACAATCCAATCAACTAAAGCATATTCAAACCCAACATCATGATGAACCTTTTCACTCTCAATCCATTTATGCCTTAATATCTCCTCGCGCATTTTATTAAAATGCCTATACAAAGCAGTATCTGACATTCTGACCGTTCCATCACTGCTCACGGGATATTTATTCAAATAGTCCCGCAAAGCTAGCGGGCCCACCTCCCACCCCTATATGAATACTCCTTCTTACTTACTTATTTCGCGCGCGACTAATTTTTAGTATAATTTTTATAAGGGTGAAAAATACTTTCTATCTCTTCGGCACTTTTTTCTGGCTGTATGTTGTCGTATTTCTTAAAAAAAAGCTTATCCTTTACTTGTTCCTCTGTATCCTCCTCTTTTTTAGGCTTAGTACCACGAATCATGAATACTATGATAGTATCAATCATTTCTAAAAGAAAAGCCAATAAAAAGCATATTAGAGCTGTGATTTCCCCTCTCAACAAGGCGCCAAAAGATAATTGAATAACATCATCTGTGGTGTACGATACAAACTTTGGTTCTAATCCCATTTTTGAGCTGATGGTGGAAATGCTGTTATTGACCACAATGGTAATTTTAGATAATTCTGCAAAATTTGTTGCATTATTGACCTGGAATAAAAGACCTTTAGCTTTGGCATCGCTAGAAACAAGAGTGTCAATTTCTTTTAAACCGTCTTCACATTGCTGAATGAGCTTATCGTAGGCGTTAATAATTCTTTCTTCTTCAATGCTCTGTTCTTGTGATATTTTTTTAGACTCTAGATCATTAGCAGCTTGGGTTCTACGTATTTCTGCTTGATACTCTTTTGCTCTTGGCCCTGTACCAGGTTTTCCTGTGGTATATTGCCCTCTCACACCTTCTGTCTCGTCTATCAATACTTGTTTTGCATCTGTCAGACGCGCATCCAATTGAGATATTTTTAAATTTGTATTGGATTTTAAATCGGCTAATTCTTTGTCGCGTTTTTTCTGTAGTTCAATTTTTTCTTCTTCTAGTTTTGATCTTGCCTCTGTATTAAAATAACTTATTTTTTCTACAATTTCAAATTTAGTTTGAGTGAGGGTTTGCTTGATGCTTGTTTCACTGTAAAAGCCAATAAAGTCAAATATAGCTGGCAGAATGCTTATTGCAATGCATAACCAAGCATGTTTTAATTCAAATCGTTCATTGCCAAATAGAACTATTTTTATACAGTATGGGAGCCCCACCACAGCAATGCTGGCCAAAAATACAAATATTTTGTTCCAATCAGACAAAATAATACTAAGAGCGTGAAAGGCAAACGCCATAGCTACAACCATTACCACGCCATAAACATAGTTTAAAAGCTGAGCAGCAACTTTATTTTTAGTTGAAAAACCAAATAATGTAGGATATAAGTGGTTCGAGGCCAACCTCTTGGTATCGAGTATGGGTATCATTCGTAATATATTTATTATAATTCGATGTCAGCAAATGATTCTTCAGTAATAGTGGTATCCCTGGCAGCTATTTTATATGCTCCTATCTCAGCCTCTTGAGGCGCAACCTGCACTTTGCTGCTATCTAAGTAACTATCAAGCCAACCAGCAATAGGGTTATCTTTTTGATTGAAGATTTTTTTGTATCCTAAGGATCTAAGTCTGTTATCACAAAGCCATTTAGAATAACCACCTAAAACCTCAGCATTTAACCCTAACAACGACCCTTTGCTAAAAAGATACTGTGCCCACTCAATTTCATTCTCGGCTGCTTTTTGATACATAGCATAAATTTTGTCCTGGTTCTTTTTTACTATTCCAGTAAAGCCTTCCTTATCCTCTTCGCTAAGAATTTTTAATAAATTCTGTGTAATACTATAGTGCAGTGCTTCATCTCGTTGAATAAATTTAATAATTTTAGCATTGCCCTCCATCTTGCCTCTGTAACCAAAGTAAAAAGAACAAGCAAACGAGACATAAAAAACGAGTCCTTCCATTACATTTACCGCCAATACACAATCAAATATTTTTTCTTTTATATCTTTTTTTGTATCGCTACCTAGTATTTTATCAAAATTATTTCGAATTAACTCAGCTCTGCTGACAATTTCTTTATCTTCCATTATGCTGTCAAAAAATTGAGAAGCATGGGGATGTACATTGTTTAGTAAATAAGAATAACTATAGCTATGAATACCTTCAAATCGTTGCCAAGTATTCATACAAATCTCCAGCTCAGGGTTTGATACATAATCTTTTAATGAATGTATTGACCGGGAAAGCATGCTATCACCAAGTGTTTGAAATTTAAGATTAGTATCAAATACAAATCTCTCTTCACCCTTTAATTCCCTGTAATCGTGTCTATCTTTTTGCAAAGAAATTTCATGAGGCCACCAAAAAAATTCTTCTTGTTTTTTAAACAATTCAAAAAAGATAGGATATTTAAATCTATCATACCGTTGTAAGTTGAGATCCTCTCCAAAAAATAATGGCTGTTTTGTATGATCAATATTTTTCGTGTTGAGTACTGATTTCATTAAGTTATATTTATTATATATTAAAGTTTGCAAGCACCACTGCTGCAACTATCTTCTTTAATAGATTGTTCTTTATCGCCATCATCTGTATTGTTATAGTACAAGCTTACCAGGCCTACGCTATAACAATACATTAGTTCTTTCATAACCTTTGCATCTGGCAAAACGTGGTTTTGATAATGATTATAATTGTAGTATATGTTTGTAGATATTGCCATATCAATATACTTTTGTAAGATTGCATTAATATTAATCAGCCCTGTGTTGTCCTGCATATTAAATGCTAATTCATAGTTTTGATCATACTTGCCAATGCCTGGCACTAGCACTGGTAATTTACCCATCTTAGACATTTTATATGTAATAAGTGATCTGATAGGTTCGACGCCGTTAGTTGAATTCTGTATAACTGAACTCGACTCACATGGCATTATAGCTGAGACTGTGCTGTGTCTTAAGCCGTGTTCTTTAATTTCTGCCCGCAATGCCTCCCAATCTAAAGATAACTTGCGCCTAACAAGCTCATTAACTTTCTTTTTGTATGTATCAATAGGCAAAATGCCTTGGGAATATTTAGTATTATTAAACTTCTCACATTTACCTTTTTCTTTCGCAAGCTGCACACTTGCTTTGAGCAAGTAGTATTGAAAGTGCTCCATCCACTCATCTAACACTGGCAAGGCTTTGGAAGAGGTGTATTTTAATTCATTCTTAGCTAAAAATGCTGCAAGATTGGTTATGCCTATGCCTAAACTTCTTCTTTTAGTAGCAAAATTGCGTGCTGCAGCATTAAAATAATCCTGTATATCTACAATTTCATCTAAAAATCTAATTATTAATTCACAAACTTTCTCTAGTTCAGACCAATTTTTAATTTCTAGCATATTAACAGCAGACAAGATACACATGCCAATTTCTGCTTCTGGATCGTGAAAATCTTTCAATGGAATATAAGGGTGTATAATTTCTGTGCAAAGGTTTGACATGGTAACTTGATCAAGCCATGCCCCGTGTTCGTTTGCACTGTCCACATTTAAAATATAAATTCTGCCAGTTTCAACACGCTCTTTGACAATAAGGGACATTAATTTTCTAGCAGATACTTTCTTTTTAAACTTAATTTTACGATCATTTTCACATTCTTCATAAATTTTATCGAACTTAGGCGTGCCCCATGCGGACCATAGTTGAGGCACTTCATGTGGAGAAAATAACGTTACCTGCTCATTTTTTATTACTCTGTCATAAAAAAGTTTCGACATACCAACAGTATAATCCAACTTACGCACCCTGTTATCATCTGTACCTGCATTATTTTTTAAAACTACAACATCTTCTATTTCATAATGCCACCACTGTATATTAACTGTAGCAGACCCGCCTCTTATGGAATTTTGTTGCCATGCCTTAACGGAGGCTTCATATATTTTTAAAAATGGAATCACACCAGTATGTACAACAGAACCGCCGTTTACCGAAGACCCGATAGCACGTATTCTAGAAACATCTATTCCTATTCCGCACCTGCTTGCTGTAGCCATAGACACAGCAGCACCTGAAGCGGTTATTGATTCTTTTGTATCATCAACACCAATTAAACAACAACTTGCATAGCCGCGAGAAGTAGTTCTTACCCCGGCCATAATAGGTGTAGGTAGGTTAATTTTATGCTTAGAGATTGCATCATAGAAACGTCTTATATAATTGAGTCTTGTAGCCTTAGGGTAATTAGCAAAAGCATATGCAGCAATTAAAATATAAGCAAATTGAGGTGTTTCATGTATCACGCCTGTAACTCTATTTTTAATTAAATATTTGTCACAAAGTTGTTTAATACCTGCATATGTGAAGAGAAAATCACGCTCGTGGTCGATAAACTCCCCTAGCTTGTTAATTTCATCCTCTGAATAATGTTGTAATATAGATTCATCATATATTTTTTTCCGTACACCCTCACGAATAGTATCTATTAGACGCGGTGGGTGCTTGCCACCCCAGACATCTTTCCTTAATTGATAGTTAAGAAGACGAGCAGCCACAAACTGATAGTTAGGTGCATTAACTGAAATTAAATTTGCCGCAGCTTCAATAATACTTTGATGTATTTCTTTGGTAGATATATTTCCTATCATGTTTAATTTAGCATTAATTTCAATGTCAGACAGACTAACACCTTCATAACCTTCAATAGACCAAGATATAACACGATGAATTTTATCTATATTAAATTTTTCTTGCTCACCGTTCCGCTTCTTGACATATATCGTACTCATACAAAAAATATTTTATATTTATATATAATTTTTTCTTTTTGAAAAGAAGAAAAACTTTATATTTTTTTATTAAGATTTACCAGCGCAAAAAGATAAGTATGTGCCATTCTTTGAAATTTAGCTACTTTTTTATTGCAGCTAAAAATATCATTTTTTACGTTTGGAAAAAATCTCTCTGCATAGTGTGTATCAATAGGGTAAAGACCGGGACTAAAATATAAAAAACAAGTTAAACAGGACAGACCGTTTAACGTTAAAAGTGAGTTATATTCCCCAATATTCTGTGGGGGTGTATTAACTAGTTTTGTAAAAAGAGCACTATCAATAGATCTATCCAAAATACCATATAACTTGTAGGGACCGTTATTTGTGTTGAAGGTAAATTTTACTGTGTCGGGTGTTTGTTTAATTAATAGCCGTTCCTCATCATATTTATTTTTAATGTGATAGCCATAAAAAACACCTTGGCTAAATGCATGATCTAGCTCTGGGTATTCCCCGGTAGCCTGTTGCTCTGTTAATTCAAAATCTAGTACCATCTCCATGCAATCATAATAGGAAATACTTTATGATATGCAAGGGATATTATCCACGAAAAGTAGATGTTTGTAATAAAGATGGTAGTTTAAGAACAATGCCTGTGTTTGTAGTGCCACGCTTTACAACAATAGTTACTCTATCCCCTGTGACAATTGGACCAGATACAAGAGTACCAGTGAATCTATACATATTAATTAAATTACCAGTCATAGCATCAATACATTTAAGAGCATTACCAGTACTGGTAACTGTGTACACTTTGCTGCCTGTAGCCATCATTACATATTATTTATAAAATCTAATACGTCAGGATCAGTTTCTTGATGAGTAAAAGACGTAATTTCTGCAAATAATGTATTTCGCTGCAACCCATATTCATTTGTTGTCAGCTCCTTGATCACATCAGCTGGCACATCAAGCATCTCTCCTTCTGTACCTAGTTGTTGTCTAATATTTTCCACAGTGTAACCTTTAACTAATAAATCTTTAGCTTCTTTGCATATGTAGGTGCGGTGGAGTTCTTCTTCGGAACCAGCTTTCTCTAGTTTTTTAGCATAATAATCGGCAGTCGCTGTTAAAGATCTGCCTGTTATGATGCACTTGAGTTTTTTTGTCTTCAAACCACTTCCTTGTTGGAACATAAACAGTGCTGATGGTAGGGACACGGCTTGCATCTGCCTTCGTCATTATGCTCATGATCATAATAAATGTCAGGTCTTATGCAAGTGTCGTTGCCTGTGGCCCATTCTACCCATGACTTGCTACACGTTTTTAGTTTTTCCTGTAATTCATAATATTTTCGCTCGTTTTCTTCTGTCTTTAGCCGTTTAGCCTCTATTTCTTCTGGGGTTAATTGCCTTTTTTTACCTTTTTTAAACAATTTTAGTTTGTATAGGACTTCAATATCTACTTTCTTATTAAACTCTTTGATATTAAGTTTTTCCCTGACTTCGTCTATTGATAATCCTCTTTTTAGCAGCTTACTAACATCTTTATCTACATAGTATTTCACTACCATTTCTTCTGAACCAAACTTATTGATACGGTTTTGTAGTGTTGTCCCAGTTAAAATTTTCTCTTTATTGGTAACAATGCAATTTACTTTAAGTTTAGCCATATATTGCTATTATAAATACGGCTGTAAATAAATCAAATTACTAAATATATAATAGATTATGCCTAATACAGAACCAATTACGCGAATTATTATTAGAAGAGGCACAGAAGAAGAAAGAAAGGGTGTTCTTCTGCTTCAAAGTGAACCTGGATATGCTACCAACTCAAGCCGGCTATACATTGGTGATGGTGTAACGTACGGTGGAGTTCCTGTGGGTATAAAGTTTTTAGGGTTTCAAAACTTCTCTACAATTAATTCTAATGTACCTGCAACAAATGCACCAGCTCCAAATGACTTGGTGTTTGATAAAATTTCTAATATTTTATATGCTTTAACTGGGACGGATTTTGCAAGAGTAGATAATTACAGGCCTGTTGGTATTAATATTACTGTTGACAATTTAACTATTCAGCGCATTGGTACAGATCTCTCTGTGAAGGAGAATTCTTTAAATGCACGTTATCTTACTGAGGCAACAGTTGGTAGAGGGTTAATTAGAACCAGTTCAAATCAAATACTGCAAATAGCAGACACACAACCCGAGCTTTCTTTCACCGGAAATTCATTGGGCATTACTAATGCAGGTGTAACTAATAACAAACTGGCGGTGATGCCACCTAATACAGTTAAAGGTGTTCTGTCCATTGCTGGAACCCCACAAGACATAACAATAGATCAGGTAGTTCCAGTAGACGATGTAACTATTAATAAAACACCTGCAGGTGTTTTGCAAGTTAAAGACAGCGGTATTTCTAATCCAAAATTAGCGCCCATGCCTGGTGCAACGCTTAAAGGCAGATTAACCACAGCTGGCACCCCAACAGATATTCCTATAGCTGATATCTTAAGATATCAAGATCTATATTTTTCGCTTGATGTGCGTGGCCTGAGCATAACTGGTTCAGGGTCTGATAGTGTTGTGGCTCTGTTAAATACTCTTGTGCCAGTGCAGAGTTTTCCCCCTGGTTTAAGAGCTCATATAGCTTCGACTGTGCAAAACTGGCAACCAGCAGTATATCAGAGCGTAAGACAGATTAGCAGAACCATAACAAGGTTAGTACAAGATGCTGGCATAGCTAACCCCACGCGAAATAATAACTTGGTTTACAGAATAAATAGCGGCGGCACATCTTGGGAATACGTTTCTGGTTAATTTTATGTTACCTGTAAAGTTGAGAGAAAATTACATGATAAATGTAGATGAGGTACTTGACCTTGTATACAAAGAAGATCATAATTTTGTTTCCAGAAAAGATGGAGAGTGGAAATTTTCTAACATATATGGTGAAAGCAACATGCATAGTTTATTTCACTTTAAAATGTCTGAGGAATTAAAACAGGCCATATTTAAGACTATGCCAAAAGAAGAATTGAAAATACCTCCATCGAGCTTTACTATAAACAAATATTTGCCGGGGGCTTATCTCCCTAAACATAGAGATTCTGCAGGTTCTTATTGGAAGTTTCATTTGATCTTTTTAACATGCGACAAGCCTCACCTGAAAGTCTTTAGCGAGAGCGGTGAAGAATTTTTGATTGAAGAGAAACCTGGGGCATTGTGTGAAATGCCTATTGATATTTTGCACGAAGTAACTGAAATAGGCAAAGATGAAAAGCCCAAATATAGCCTTGTTTTGGCGTGGGGGTTGAGATAAATAGTGTATGAAGCGCGTAGAAGTTTTGCTCTTTAACAAAAAAACAGGTGTACTAATTGGAAGAATCGACCCTAGTATTGATGTCAGTACCCTGGATAGTGAAAAGTTTATAACTAAAGTAGTGGAGCTCAATGTTGGTGAGTATTATTGGGGCGATTATGCAACAGGCAAAATAGTTAATTCAGATAATAAGCCTTACATAAGTGAAAAGGATATCAGATTTTATACCTCTGCTGATATTTTAGAACAATATCCGTTATATAAGCAACTCAATATAATCGTGGACATGTTGGAAAAGTCTGATTTGGAGAAAACACCAGAATTTAAAAAAATGCTTGAAGATATTAAGCCATTTAGGGAGCGTGCTAATCTACAATTGCAGGCATATCAATCTACAAATGCGTTTAGCTTTTATTCAAACGCGCAGGACAATGAGTTAGTTAAGAAGCGTTATGAGTTCTAAATTTAATTTACTGTTAGCACGAATTTTAGAAGACTTTAATATATATCCTAAGCCCAAACATGTTGCTGGTTCTGGTCCAAATATAGATTTTAGAGGTCCGTTGCCTACAGGGTTTAAAGGCGCCAATGTACCTGGTATAGCACCGGACTCTGGTGAACAAGTCATTATCAGCCTGCCTAAAAAAAAGAAGAAGAAAAAAAATTAATCCACGTTTTTTAAAAACGTATGTGCACCAATAGTATTGGTAATAACAGCTTGCGCATTTTTGCCACCAACAGCTGGGTGCGTCCATCTGGGGGCTACTTTACTTCTACCTTTTGACACATGATAATGTGTTGCCCCGCTAGTTATATCTGGTAATTGCTTGGCCAGGCCTCTAGATGCTATGTCTGTTGCAACTTTCCAATTTGGATGCTGTTTTGCTTTATTAATAATAACTTTAATATCAGTATTGCCTAATGTATAACTGTTAAACATGCTAAATTGTTTGGGCTTCAATACAGCTGCAACTGCAGCCCGCACAGGATCATTTGATCCTCTAACTCTATTCATAATAACATTCATTACTGCATGCATGCCTTTCTCGCCTTCACCGCCAGCCTCGCCTATTAATGTTGTGGCTATTACATCCAAATTTGTAATAGGTGCTACCGCTTTTTGAATTATAGCAGGCGGTGGCGGTACATCACCGACAACTTCAAGTATGTTTTTAACTAGTTTATTAAAGCGCACTTATTATTTAATTTAAAACAGCCACCTTAACTACTTTTGGGTAGCGGTTTGCAAATAATATAGCATCCTTTTTGTGTTCAAAAAATATGTCAATTACAGGCAGCTTTCCATTAGAGGCCTTTTTTGCAATTACAGCAGATCCTGTATCAACAGCTTTAACAAGCCCAATATTAGGTATAATTACCTCTTTTCTGTATGGTATAATTCTTGGATCCACAGCTATAGACTCACCTTGTTTTAGCGTATACCCTGTGGAACTACGCTTTTGGGAACTATAGCAGTCTGTTTCGCCGCCTCTTGCCCAGTATACGGTAAGTCTTACTGTCATAACCTTGAATCCACTGTTGTTAGTTTTAGGTATGAACTCATCTTTATACACAATACCTTCATTTTTAATTTTAATTTGTTTGGCCACAGCTTTCTCTTCTTGCCAAGGTAAGGATTTTAATTCAGTCTTCACATCTCTAATTGTAATCTTACGCTCAGCATAGTCTGTAAAACATACAGAAACAGTAGACATAACGAGACCTGTAATAATTAATCCTAGCTTGTGTATTTTTTTGTTTGTTTTCATAAAGAGGGCGACAAATTTGGTCGCAAAAATCTTAATTAATAGGCTTATTATTTATTCTTTTTCCCATGGAAAAACCACCCAAGAGTCGTCCAAAAGTTTTGTACCATAATAATTTGGACAATAAAGGCTATTGTTTCTATAGAACAAAGAAATTGTCTTAATATCTAGTGAAGAGAAGTGTTTTTCCATCAAATGTTTAAAGGTTAAACCAGTATCACATATATCATCAACAAGATATATTGTATTGTAGTCTTTTAGAATGCTCACTGAAGGCACCTGGTATACATTCTCCTTGCCTCTTTTTGAACCTGAGTAGCTTTTTATGCCCACAGTAAAGACTGTACTATTGGTCTTTAATTGTGAGAGCAATACAGCTGGTATCAACCCTCCGCGACTTATGCCTATAATAACAATATCGCCGTTGTCAGACGATTTGGTGTTCTGGTGTATAGCCTCAACACTTTGATGTATTTCTTCCCATGTAACAGAAATCTTGTCTATTACCATTATTTAAGATTAAATGATACTCTTAAAAATTCAAGATTTCTTTTTTATTTTGACAACTTCTTCTGGCACAACAAGCCATTCATTGAGATGTTGACTCAATGTTCTTGCAGCGTTTAGCAAAACAGCCGATTCTTTACCTTTTCTTGTTTTACTTTCCAAATAAATATCGAGCACGTAATCCGCCGTAATTTTTTGTTTAACCTTGGCGATCATACGAATATTATAACCTATTTTTCACTAGCAGCAAGAAGCTTTCTGTGTTTTGCATACTGTTTAACTAGATTTTCTAGCTCAGGAGAGTTATAAAGTTTTTGTTCTAACGCGCCGGCATCAGCCTCTGAGTCTTTTTTAGCTATAGAAATTATGTCATCAAGTATCTCTACTATTTTGCTTTGCAGTTCTTTAATTGACATATCACCGAACCCAGTAACTTTAACTTTCATTTCCTCTGATTCACCGGCTGCATAATTTGACTGACTAACCATGTCAGTTAAGTGTGGGGGCGGTACATTAAGATGTGGCTCGCGGTTATGTTCAGTGTTACCAGCATAACTCTCTGGGATCCATTGATCTATCTTTGGCTGCCAATAAAAGCTCACATATTATTTATTAAGATATCTATAAATTTATCATCTGTAAACAGTTTTAGTAGTTTTGCATTAGGGATTATGCAAGTACCACCAATTTTACCTTTCGGAGGTGTGAGGATAGGACGCACAACGTGTTTGCAATTAAGTTTACTATAACCTGCATTATATGACAAATTCCAGTGTGTAATATCGCCAAAATTTATGCCAGCTTTTTGACACATTTTGAACATATGGTCATGCCATTTAATACAAATACCATAATAGGTTGTGCATAACAGCTTTAAAAGTTCTGCAGCTTTGTTGGAGTTTAAAATTTTACAATCAATTCCTATTTCCCTGAAATGCTTAACTGCCGCTACAGCAGCTTGTGTGTTGTTACATCCTACGTATTTTAAAAATATCTTGAGACTCTCATATAAATTATCGTGTGAGCCCCGGACTGGACTACTGATAACCTCACACCTTATTTTACGTCTAATAAAATCAGCTGTGCCACAAGGTACTGTTGAATGAATAATTACATACTTTGGTTTTATTTTTTTTATATAAGAAATAACTATTGAATTAAATTTTTTAGTGTAAGGTATGCAAATATTTAAAAAATTTATACTAGACATTATAACCTTATCTTTATCCTTAATAATAACTTTAATTTTGTTCTTTTTGTAGCATTTTGCTAGAGCTTTACCCACAATACCTGCACCTATGATACCGGCTTTCATAAAATACCTCTTACAAGCATAAAAGCCTCAGCAAATTTTGACCCACATTCAATGCCGCGCATTCTTGCTAAGCAAGCTAAATAATCAGCTGACCGTGGGTGTGGGGATTGCCTTGATTCTGTTGTATATGCCTCCATTGCCGTAATTTTATTGTGAAGCTGTTCATAAGTAATGCGTATGTAGGTATTGGGTGTAAACATGTTATTAGTGGTTTTAGGTGATTGGTCTGTAGAGCTAGGTATCTCTCCAACTAACAGTCTCTTTACACAGAGTGGCCCGTGTATTCTTGCCGCTCGAGCTACACAATCAAACAAAATTTTATGGTCCTGGTGGTTATCTCCCCAGAAAGTAGTATAAATTACAGCAGGTCTAATATACTGTAATTGTGTCTCTAAATCTCTAAACAATTTTAGAGGGGTATTAGATATTTCCACCTCAGTCACATTCAAAAAGAATACATTTTTTACACCTAAAATATTTAAAGCGACTTTGGAATCATTAATCTGTTGTTGTGTTCTTTCATCATGAGGTTTTCTGCAAATAATAACTGACACTGTATCATTTTGAGCTATATGATATTGAATAGCCCCACCAAACCCCAAGGTCTCATCATCTGCATGCGGCACAATTACACAAACATTGGACATATTATGATTTTAGTATCTAACAGCTGAAATTAAACCGGTATAATTACTGATATAAAGCCGTTTTTCTTTTAAAGCTTGGACTTCTTCATTATAAAGATTTAAAAGCTGTTTTTGTAGTAGCGGTACAATGTAGGCTCCATTTGTTTTAGTCCAAGAGTCAAAAATAAACTTGTCAAACTGCTCGTTTAACTCTGTTCCATACCAGGGCTTGTTGTGACCCACAAATTGAAAGTTGTGAGGCGATTTAAAATGCTCGCGGGTGAGTTTATCAATACCAAGATTATATTTCTCGGGCAGCCATGTGAGTTTATCTAGAAAATATGTATTTAAGATGGGTTCATCACTGGTCCACTTATCAGTTTTTATGGTTTCATCATAAGGCGGCTTAGAGTCTGCTATTTTTAACAAATCTTTTTTAATCTTATCATTTAAATATTTTTTGCTTATAACTAGTAGCCCGCCTTCAAATCCAACCTCATTTTTTATTTGATGCACTTGTCTGACGGCCGCGGGACAAGCTCCAAACTCTACGTCTATATTTGCTATTTCTTTCATGCTAATTTTAAAGATGAAGTCGCAATCAAAGAATATAACTTTGTCATATTCTTTAAATGTAAAAATGTCAAATCTATAATTACAATTATAAGTCCAGGTACGCCATGTTGTATCGTACTCATGGCTAGCATAGGATTTTTTATCTACAGCACGAAAAATAGTGTTAGGGTAAATGCTCTTAATCAATTGTTTATTTTCATTTCTAAGATCGCCCCACTCTAGTATGATTAGGTCATAGTCCATACCTTCACTACAGCGCAACATACTATTAAAGGTTATTAAAAACCCAGGAATATATTTGTCATCCAGCACTGTGGTAATAGCAATTTTCATATTAACCGATGATTTTTTAGAAGATTATAATAGAGAGTAGAAGGAATAGGTACATTCCAATCTCTTTGTATGGATTTATTCCACTGGCCTGTTGTTATTGCTTCATTACACCAGTGAATGGCATATTTTGGAAGTTTAACATCTTGTACAAAGTAGTTTATTGCCAAGAGTTCTTGCAGATTTTTACTGTCATCAAGACCAAACCACGTGGAAGGGCATATATATTTTGTTAGGTTAAAAGCTTCAACCTGATTGTTTAAAATTTCTAGTGGTTTGATCCATCTATCATTTCCTGAAGTAACTTCTGCCTCTGTAATATCTATACAAGCCTTCATAAGACCACACCCTTTAGGTGTTTTTAATATATTTCCCACAACGTTAGTTTTTGGATGAGGCCTAAAAAGATAGTCTTGTTTTATAGTAGAAAAATTCTTAAGACATGTTACATCCATGTCGCAATACCATTCGCCAGTGTGAAACAACAAATGATATCTAAAAATATCTGAAAATCCTCCATAACTACCTTTCCTACAGTCGCCGTTACCAGTATAGGCAAAGACTTTTGAAGGATGTACGATGTCTCCTGCATCATTAACTGTTACACCCTTGGGTATGCCTTTGCATTTTTTATTGTATACCCAAAGTACTGGTTTATGATTATTATGAAGAAAAGAGGTAAGAGTTAACTGCTCCATCAGGCCAAGTTGCGCCCCAATCCATAAAAAATTAACGGTCATAGACAAATATTGGTTTGGGTTGCATTAAGCTAGGCCAAAAAGATAATATGTCTTCTATAGAGTCGCAGTTTTTCAAGCAATGTCTGTTAACACCTTGAAGCATTTTAATGTAAAGTTTTAATTGCTTGACAGCTTTATCTTTGTTTTTAATTTTTTTATTTTTCTTTATAAGCTTAATTTCATAATTCAATCTACCTATTAAATTATGTGTCTCTAGCTTAATAACATCAAACCATTTGCGTTTGCAGCATTTAATTAATGCAACATCATTAGATTTAAAATGCTCAAATGCGAGTCCTATGCGTGTGCATGCTGGTAGCGTATATATTTCATCTGTATTGCTGCCGATAATAAAATATTTGTTAATTATGTCTTGTTTTATAATGTCTAACAACTGTTTTGCATTTTTCGCTGTAGTATTCTCGGGATAGTTGCGTATAAAATATTCATCCTTTAGTGTTTTAAAATTATATTGCTGCAATTCATGAATATGACTATGCATGTAGCTGTTAAAGTCGTTGCGTATGTCAGTAAATTTATTTTTTGTGCTTTCAAAAAGTTCTTTCACCTCAGTAATGTCATTAGATTGAGTAAGAAACCATCGAAGATTAAAGCCTGCTGGCATGAATACATATTCAATAGTATCGATATTGTCCTCAAGAGTAGTTGACGCGTGTAACAGCGCATCTACATATGGATCTTCACTTTGTACCCCGCCATATAAGTGTGCCCATCTACCAGTAGTAACATACCTAAAGTGTCGTTTTTTATTTTTGTTAAAAAGTATTCTCAACACAATACCTTTCTCGACAATAGCAGAGATTAAACTATTAAGACTCATACTTTAACGGTGCGCCGCTTTTTTCAAACTTATATCTGGATAGATCAGGGTAATCCTCTAACAGATCCTTATTGTTATTCTCTTTAATACTATTGAACAGCCATAGACCTCTTGCTGCATCATTTGGCGACATGTAAAAATTCCAACCTACCATCTTGAAAGTATCTTTTTTTAGATCTATAGGTGAGCGACCATTGTACCGGGCTAGCTTCAACCATTCGTATGCATGCTTATCATCTGTTAGTATCATACCACCTTTGCCTATTGGTATATGCTTCTTGGCGTGAAAGGAAAGACAATATAATGTATCTTTTATATACATGTTCTTTTTAAATCTTTTTGCACTGTCATATATTGGCAGAGGGGCGAGCTGGTAACACCCCTTCCATTTAATATTCTTAAATTTAACTTTGCCTCCAGCATGGATGATGGAGCAAGGTACAGATATATAGGTTTTTGATGGGATTGTTATTGTTTCATTGTCAATGTTACAGTATTTCAGACATAAAAACAAAGCATTGGTGCAACTATCTACTGCCACAGCATACGGGGCGCCAGCGTATTTTGCTATAGTCTGTTCAAATTCCTCTACTACTTTAAACGGCAT